CAATCAATATTTGTACCGCACGGTCGTGGACCATGAAAATTTTAGCATTAGTAATTGTTTAAGGTAGTTAGATGGCAAATGTAGTGCATTTATAGGTTATAAATTTGATTTTTGGGATTAAATTCAGTTTTGTGGAGGTTTTAAAGGTTAAAATTTTTATTTGGTGCTTTGGAAATTTTGTAGTCTCTCGCGCTCTTTCTGTTTCCTGTTATTCATGTGTTCTCTTTGGGACACTTTTGAGATTCGCCATCAGCTTGGCATCACGCGTCACACTCGTGTTCCTAATTCGGGTATTTTGGAAAGAAAATTCCCCAGCTTAATCATGGATTTTCCCTGGAATCCTACCGTGGCTATACCTGCATGGCCACTGAAGCGTCCTAAGCTTTCTGTTTCATCTTACGGGGTAGAGAGTATATCTACTGGTCCTGGGCTCTCTATTTCAGACAACAAAGTGACTCTGAACTTAAATCAGTCTCTCGTTGTCAATGAGGGTGATCTGGGAGTAACACCCAGTTATACTGTGCCGTTTGCACGCTGGACTGTTTTTGAAAGTGGAGACTTAGGGTCTACTTTTTATCGAATTCCTTTTCTGATCTGTTTGAAGAGTGGTGTGCTAATAGCTGGTGGCGATGCCTGCTACAATGCCTTTGATGACTTTCACAGAACCTGCATTGCCGTGGCTAGAAGTGAGGATGGTGGTTGTACCTGGGGAGACAAACAATGCCCCTTGGTGCCTGCTGCTTTCGTGCCAAAGGCCAGGTTTCTTGATGCGTGTGTCGTGGAAGATACCTTGGGCAGGGTACATCTGTTTGCTGTCTACTTTGAAAACAACCAGCACATCAGTTCTACAGATCCTAACTGGGATTTTGTCCACATTGTGTCCTTGGATGAGGGCAAGAGTTGGTCATCACCAAGCTCACTCAAGTCGCTGGCAAAGGACTCTGAGAGGTATTACTTTCAGTCCCCAGGAAACGGAATTGTGATGAAAGATGGGACAGTGGTGGTGCCGTGTCAAGCTTGGCTGAAAACAACTAGTGGAATCCGCTGGACCAGTTCTTTTATCTATTCAAAAGATAATGGAGTGACCTGGACCCGCTGTGCCACGGATCTACCTGTTAACTCCAGCGAGAACATGATTGCAGAGTATCCTTCTGCGGGGCAGCTTATTATGGTGGCAAAGCCAGAAGGTACTCAAGATAACATTTTGGAGAGAACCAGATTGGTGTATCAGTCTCCAAACATGGGTGGGAGTTGGACAGCTCATTTTACTAACCGAACCATCAGGATGAGAAATCCATGTCAAGGAGCACTGATGAAGATTGAGGAACCTGGTGGCAAATGGACTCTGATAGTTACTTGTCCTAATGTCAATGACAGTGATTTTCAGAGGGGGCGGGCTAACATTGTGATGCAGTATTTAACTGCAGATATGTTGGAGTGGAAAATTGTTGGAACGGTTGAAGCTGTGCCTAGTTATGGTTACACTTGTATGTGTGTCAGTTCTTTGAACAAAAAGTTGTATGTGATGACAGAAATGTACGAAACTGCAGCTAATACAAATGTGGCTTTACGCTCCTCCCTCCATGTGAATGATGTCACACGCTATCTTGGTCAAATAACAGCCAGTGATAGCACAAATGTGAACCTCGGCCTTCCAGTACAAATCATTCAAGGAGCAGCCACGCAGGGAACTCCACCCCTATCTTATCGCTACGAGAATAAAGCATGGTGGATAGCGGGTCAGTTATTGCCTCCCACAACTGGCACTAATGCGTTTCCAGCAATTATGCAGGATATTTTTGCTATTCCCAGGAGTGAGTCTTCTAACACGGATGTTGGGTGGGTAACGGTATTTGGGTCTAAGACTAATCCAGCAATTCAGTTGCACGCGTTTGTGCTTGAATATTATACAAATGCTGGAGTTCTTCGTTTCAGGTGCTTTGCAAATTCAGCTGATGGTTCTGATGCTAAGTTGTCTGAAATGAAGATCTTGTATATTCCAGATACTCGGGTGGCCGTCATGGTGTGATGCTGCAAAGATCAGTGGCTTTTCTAACTGCAACTTATGGAACAGTTGTTTACATTGGCTTACTATATCTTTGTGCTTATTTGTATTTTATGGATTTCAATGCAGATGTAAGACAGATGTTTTTGTCATGGAGAAAGTTTACTAGTTCCTTGTTGTTGTTTGTGTCTGCATCATCAATATTGTTGGAACTCATGTTCATGTAATATGGCTTAAAATGAATTTTATTACAATAAAAATACATTAGTTATCAAGTTCAAGTTTTCTTTTTTTTTCTTTTACATATCGTTCTCTGTTTCTTTTTTTACATTTTAATATAGCACATATTTTATTTACACATTCAAGTAAAATGGACTGCAGGTCCAAGGATAATGGTTCACAACAATTTCCGCCGTTTAATAGAGCACACCAGGAAAAACCTGGTCTTGGAGGTTCCACATTAAAAAGAATAAACGAGTAGTCGTTTTTGCTCTCTTCAATTATGCTGTTCATTAAAACAGCTTTTAATTGTGGAGACATACCCGTGCCGTAAGTATTTACAAATCTGGAAAGCTGGAAAGGAGCATTTTTTGATGACAAAATATGTAGTTTAGCTTGGATTTTTAAATCCATGATGTTGTTACCATTCCCAGAAGTGGGATTTATGTTATGTAATACAACGAACATGGAAAATCCAGTTTTGAATTTGCTACTAATTTTAGAAGGTAGCGAACAAAACAAGGGACTAATATTTCTTTTATCAATTAAGCATTTCATACATTCATCTATGACAATACACACATTTCCATTTTTCGCTGCTTGTACAAAACAACTTTTGTCATTGTTTATGTCTAAATTGTCTGGACTCACTGCGGTTTCGAAGTCAATTTCCACAAAATCTACAGAAAATACAGAGGTAATCGGGCAGATACCGTCGGTATTTTTCTCATAGTTGCCCTCTTGAAGTTGTAGTTTCCACAAGTTTGTTTCTTCTGGTGATAACATTCCTTTTGTCGGAGTAATAAATATAACTGTCTCTGGCGGTGGTGATATGAGCTTGTTGGAAATTAAGTTACGGATTAGTTGGCTTTTTCCTGTACCAGTTGGTCCACTTATAATACCAATAAAAGGGTTTAATCCATAGTTCAGGCTACTTAGTTCACCATTGGCTGAGAGAAATTTTTGATTTAGTTTCTGTATGCCATAGAAGTGATTCATGTATTCTTCCAGTCCGCAATCTATTTCATAACTATAAAAGTCTCTATAAGGAGGTAGGTCACATTCTGGTAAAATCGATCGATTAATGCGATCTACTGCATTTTTCCATTCTACTATTTTGTTGTAAAATTCTTCTATTCTTTTATCCATCGATGTCTTCTAAGTATTTTACTCGTTTGTCTCGTGGATTCGGGTGCCCTACATAATATGGAATAAGAAAACCGTCATCTCTTTCTAGCATAGTTGGATCATGCCAAGGTCTAAGTTCTCTAATCAGTCTTACCTGGTGAATGGTGAATGGTTCAAACTTGCCGTATGGTTTGTACAGTGTCCTTTTAAGAGCTGTTCTTTCCGTGGAGAATCTTTTACCTTTGGTATGGCAGTTTTTGTGATATTCAAAACACGTGCACAGTAGTTCAAATGTCATGTCGTTCTTAGCATGCCCTTTAGCTCTGAGTTTTCCTTCCGTTTCCGTGTTACAGGAATTGCAAACTATACGTTTGAGTGCGTAAAGTTTTGGTGCTAGAAAAATGGTGCGATTGGAAAAAGCACTTGATTTACAGTTGGGACATTTTGTTTCGCATTCCACTGCCCATGTTATGTCCGGACAACATTCTTGGAAGACTAGGGATTTCACATTTTCTTTTAATCTATGTTGTCCGTGGTCAATCATTCGTTTATGTCCTTTCTCTGTTAAAAATAAACTGTCAGTGTCTCCATATATGGCATTTAATTCTTTCACAAGAATAGACTTTGAATCTTTTTCGTACAAAATGGCATTCCAATCTGCCATGAAGGCACGAGTCCAGGATAACACAAAGCTAGCTAATTGGGTTGGATACCGCTTATTTTCTGTGAATTTTTTGTTGGACTTTAGACTGTATAAGGTCAAATCTTCCGTATCGACATCTATTAATGTGAATGGTTGATAGGTTCTCACGTGACAGTTTGAATTCTCTGGCGCTAATTGTTCTACCTCTTCTTCGGCATATGCTTCCTCAGAGAACGGCGTGAGCAGTTCATCGTCTATCGGAGGAGCGTTTGAATCATTTAACGTATTTGTGTTAGAGAGGTAAAACAGTTTATTGTCTATAGTTGTATGTTCTATTCCATTTGTCGGAATACCAAACACAGCGTCAATTTTTATCTCATTTTGCTCTAATTTTGTCTTTATGTGATTGCTTTTCAACATGTGCTCGAACACTATCATACTGTTGTCTTCCTTTGTGGCAAATGAACCGTACAATGAATTGCTAAGTAATTTGCTTATGGATCTCATTATTTGATTTTTATCTTTATCTGCTTTCTCTTTTGCTGCTATGTTAACTTCAACATATTCTTTGCAACACGTGTTCCAATTGGGAAAAACGGTATTCAATGGATGATCTTCTATCTTGACTTTCCATCCGCAGTTGTGAAGAGTAATTACATCCACAATTGTAACGGTTTCATCATATAAAGCTTCATTCGTCCAACAGAGACGTCCACTTTTGCGACTACATATCGGAGGTATGTTTGTTAGATATTCAACTGGCGGTGGGAAAGCGGATATGGAGATAATCATTGGCTTTATTTCTGGGTCAAAATAATTTAATGTTTTCTCATTTTGGAGCTTTGATTGAAGTATATGTATTTCTTGGTTTTTTTCTTTTTGACTCAATGGTACACCAAACGGCATTGGATGAGTAAGCGCGCTGGCGTACATGCCACAAATGTCGTAAACGTAGATTGGTTCTTTAATTTCTCCTAGTAGTGATGGATAACATCGACCTCCTCTAACAGATTCTCTTACGAATTCATACATTTCAGCTGATGGGGCCATAATGTCTGGCATTTTCCCAAATTTTTTGCCATGTTTTTTGTACAACAGTTGTTTAAAAATGGCTTGGGAATTGCTTGGAATTGTTGGGCGTTTAAACACGTTGTAGTTGCAAGTTAATTTAAAATTTTCTTTTATAAATTCGTTGTAAGAGTTTAATATAGAAATAGTTAAGTTTTTTGTTACATTCACATCTTGCGCACAGTATTTAATCAGTTCTTTTTGCAAATCATATGGTTCATCATTTTGTTGCCATATTTTGAGTTGTGTCATGTATTCTTCATTGTCTGTCCAGTATTTTGGAGCTGGAAATCCAAATTTGTCTTTGTCAAAGGAGTTCACGGAATAAAATTCTGTTACAGCTTTAAAAGGACAATTTCCTTTGGTTGTCTTCAAGCCGTACGCTTCCGCGGCCAGTCTAAGTGAACAGTGAGTAAGTTGGTAAGTATCTCTCACCATCGTTTTTACACAAATTTCTTTTGTTCTAAATAGACTAGGTTCTCCTGTTTTTTCAATTTCTATAGCTTCTTTTTTTGTTAAAGTGTTTTCTTCTTCGTGAACATAATATTCTGGATAAGGTAAGGAAAATGTGATGTCATTGAATAATATTTTTCCTTGTCTAGGTAAAAAATTTCTTTTTATTTGTATAAACGGTTGTGGAATGGTTGTGGTATCTTTTTGAAGAATTTGATGAGCAAGTAAAATTTCGTCAAAGCTTGATATGTTGTGGCCGATCACATAGAATTCTAAATTTATAAATGGGGCTTGTAATGTAAGGATTAGATTTTTATCTTTCAATAAATCAATTTCATAAATTGACTCGTAGTTGTGAGCTTTAGCATAGTCAGTTAAAATTTCTTTGTTTTCTTCAGTTAGAAAGTTTTTAATCATTTTTTCAATCAAAAAATTTTGAATCAGTAAACGGGTTTTTCTAAATTTGGAACTTATGTAGTTTGTTTCTTTACTTAACCAGTAGAAGCACTCCCCTAAATTGTTGAGTTCTAAAATATTTGAGTTTGATGATATCAGTTCATGCACTTCTTTATTGAGCGTTTCATCTCCAAAGATAGTGAAGCAAAGAAGGACTGGACATAATTTATAGCCAACTGGACAGGCTTTAGTATAGGTTTCTATGTCATACACGAGGAAAAGTTTTTTGGTTCCTTTTGGTTCTCCGATAGGGGAAAAATTAATGGTTTCCCATTGAGTTTTTGTATTAGCAATTTTATGATAATAGTATGAAGCTCTGTTTGTGTTGCAGACATGGTTGTAACTAAAAAATCGACCACAATTTTTACATTTGTTTTGTTCAAACCACTCAACAATCCATAAATGTTTTGGGGATAATAGGTCTATGATAATTTCTCCTTGGTCGAGGTCCAGTTTTTGAGTTCTGATGATGCTTCCTTTTTGTATCTTCCACAGTTGCAGAGTTTTAATTGGTAAAGTCTTACATAGTTCGTACAGTGATTTGTTTGAGTTGTAACTACACTGTGAGTAAATTAAACTTGCTATGTGTTTTTTGTGTTTAAATTTTTTACAGTTGAATAAGTTGAATTGCCAGCAGATATCTAATATGGCTAATTTAGCTGGTTTTGAATTTAATTTCAGTCTGAAATGATCGTTTTCAATACTTCCAAATGCCGACATTAGTTCAGTGGTCTGACAACTCTTGGACGTCCTCGAATTCTTCGAAGTTCGGCCGTTCTTTCTTGTTGTGCGTTAGCTATAATGACTCGTTTTTTAGATAATGCAACTAAGCCTCGTGGTTTAATGCGTACAGTTATAGTCACATGTTGCACTTCATTTTCATTTAATCTAGCTTGATTAATTATATCATCAGGGTTTCCACTAGCAGCTCGATGACCTATAGAAGATAATAGATCTGCTTGATCTTCAGGTTCAATGTATTCAGTGTCCGCTCTTTCGCACATATGAATAACGTTTTCTAGAATAGTCCTGTAAATTTGAATGAATGGAGAGATGTTATTGTTATGCCAGTTTCTGTGTAGTATTTGTTCACCGTTTTCGTTTCTACCAGATAATATTACCTGAACGAAATCAATTTGAACAAATCTTCTAAAAGCTACATTTAAAGTCAGCATAACATGATAATAAAATAAGGTGCTGGTGATATGTTCTAGAATAAAAAAGTAAAATGAAAATCTCCTGAGAAATGTCACTGTGAGCCTATTGTTTCTTTCTGCTTCTATTAAAATTTCATACATTCGTTGGCTGAAAGAAAAAATTTCATGTTCTTGTGCTCGTTCAGATAATTCTAATCTCAGCAATCTTATTGCTTCTGCTACGGATGAAACAATTTCTTCACCTAATGTTCTTTCTTCCTCTTCTGGTTCTTCTTCATCTTCTTGAGCAATGCCACTTGGTCCTTCTCCGGGACTCATAGGTTCTTCTTCTTCTTCGACATCTCTTGCCCTGGGACGTCTCCTAATTAAAGGTAGTGAATCTATAAATCTTCTAACTAATTGCCCTCTATTTCTTCTCATTTGTTCTGTTATAGCTCTTTGATTTTCTCGCTGGCGAAGTTCCATTGGAAGTCCAGTTTTTGTTCCACTTCTTAGGTTTGCTCCTCCTATAAGGTTTTTCACAGCTGAAGACCATGTTGAAATTGGAACTAAACCAGCATTTTTAGATAAAGTGTGACATTGTAAAAAAATAAAATGTTCATTTTCGTTGTAGGGTGGACTCATCGTGTGAAATTTAGCTACAAAACTATTTAACCAATCATAATCGCAAGGTAAGCTTAAAATTTGTTCGCTTCCTTTATACCATAAATATAGAAAATTTGAGAGTGCAATGTACAATTTCTCTATTTCATTTAACACGGCAGCATCTTTTTGAGTTTCATATCTGAATCTCATTTCTCGTGATACTGCATTTTCAAAATGGGCTAAGTCCTTATTTTGGCGAGAATTTAATTCAAATTGAGCTCTAAAACTTTCTACAGCTTCAGGTTGTAAAGAAATCGCTTTTAATCCTTCTCCCCTTAAACGTAATATGTGAGTAGCTTGCATATCGGCTCTAATTCTGTTATTTAGGATAGCATGTTGTATAGTTAAGAAATTTTCTTGAAAATTTGCTGCTAAATTGAAGTCATAGTTTTCTGTATTAATTTCGTATGAACAAGATATGAGTGTAGACCAAAAATTTCTTGGACGATTCATTTCATTTCGTGCAGTACTGTAGCTTATTAATGGATATACTCGTTCATCGAAAAGATAATTGTTGTTCACATTAAATATGTAAGCATATCCAATTAATAGATGTGGAGGCGGTAGATTGTTGAACGGAGGCATAGCTACATTCGGATTGTTTGGTGCTAAATTTTCCAACATTTTTAAACGATAATCAAAAAATCTGCTGCACCAATTAACTCCATCAATAGTTTTCACGAAATTCGGCAAATTTTGTATGTCGGCGTATTGAGTGAGGTTCATAAAAATGATTGTGTCTTCGCGTTGGTTAGTGAGGTGAGCATAGTTTTGAATCTGCAAGAAACATATCTTTCTTTCAGATGCACTCTCTGTTAAAGTCCATTCATTCAGAGAGTACTAAATTAGACTCTACACCAGATGTTGGAGACATGACATCACAACAAGTTTATGCAGAGCAATTGGAGAAGGAAGAATCTAAAGTGCCTCAAAGAAACTTATTTAGAGACGGAAGTATGAATGATTATGTCAAAGACACCACTTACTATAGTGGAAAGGCAGTTAAGTTAGATCCTAGAACTAGGTTAGTGCCAGATGATTTTAGAGAAGAGTTTCCTGGATTTTCTGCAGCCGTTAACCATATGAAAGCTGCAGAGTTAAAACTTGATGCTGACAGTACAGAGAGGTATGAAGTGTCACATCAAGATACAATAAATAATATAATTAAGAGCATGGTTTTGCGACCTGAAACATTAATGGGGGTTACATATCTTCAGAATATTTTGCAAAGATTAGAAGATCCAAACGGAGTGGATGTAGCATTAGTTATGAGACACTTGTACATGTTAGCTCTAAATTGGGATGGTGAGCTTAGAAATATTTTAACTGAAATCGGAGATAAGAAATATGAGTGGTTAAGGGACATCGTGGCTATGACTCATGCGATACTGAATGAGTTACATGATGTTAATGAGATAGTTGCAGCTATAAATGTTACTCTTGTTAAATTAGCTGTAGCAGTTAGTACAAAGGTAGCAGGAGGTATTCCTTCTGCTAGTAGGGCCACTAGAACAATGAGCCTTTTTGGCAGAATAATAGTTGAATTGCTTAGAAACGCTATGTCAATTGGCACTGTTCGACGTAATAATAGACCATCAATGCGAGTATCGCTTGCAGATCAAGTGGGAATGACCGACAGTCAATATCTTTCTAGTTTGAAGAACATCTTGGAAGCTAACACAGACGATGGATACTAAGGAATTTCTTGCACACATTTTGGCTGGACAGTCTCCTAACCTAACCCGTGAATTTCAATCATTGCCATTGTCATATAAAATTGTGGACTTGGAAAAGGCTATAGTTGAACCAAAGAAATCGGACACGCCAAATAATTTAGCGAAAATTGTTAGAAGGCTTGTAGAAATAAAAGCTATTTATCCTGATGAAGCTTCAACTATTTATGATAGACTTTTAAGCAGAATGATGAAATTTAATTCTATACGTCATCATAACGCATTGGATTCACTTGTTCAAGAAGTTCAGGTTGGACAAAAACAAGCCATATTAGATAAAATTAAAGAGGCTCCAACAGTCTCTAATATGACTGTATTGCAGCATTTTTATGATACTTTGCCTCCAACTGTAGAGAAAGGCCAGCAGAATTATGATGTTTTTAAAAATTTGTTAAGACAATTTGTTTTGGAGTATCATAAATATGTCGTGATATTTAAAAGTGGATCTGACGTTTTTTTACAATTTAACTATGGTCCTCAGATAGAAAGAGTAAATTTAACTCAAGCATTTCAGACTCTACAAAACTTATGGGGAGTTCAAGTCGTAAATCGACATAACATCCCGAGTTTGACAGCTATGTTGTCTCCTCAAACTAGATTACTATTGTTATTGGTAGCTCCTTTGAGTCAGCCGTCTTATTTTTCTAAAAATAGTTTTCTAGAATATTTAATGACTGTGTATAAGCAGACATTAGGTGGGCCAGTGGATGGAGAGACAGTAGCAGAGATAGATGAGGTAATCACTTCTTTGGGTCCAAGTTATAATAAGTTAGGTATAAGAAGCGCGTTGAATTTCTTAGTTACTAATCAGGAGAAGAAATTTGTGCCAGAGGTTCAGTCTCTTTCTCAATCAGAGTTAGGGGCTCTAAGATTTATTCAAAAGCTGTTGAGAACTAAAATAACAGGGCGTAGACCTTTGAAACAAAGAGATTTAGATAATGTTTTTCAAGGTCTAGACATGTATGTTTTTGGAGACAACATATTATTTGTAAATAGGTTATTTGATTACTTTACTAAAGTACTGCAAACTGATGCAGGAAAATTGAATCATATTATTATGGATCCAACATGGACTCCTCCACCAATGTTCTTCGTGAAAGAAGTGTTAATTCCTCAGGATTTAGCTTTGCCAGATTCTCCTCCAGCATCTAGGCGGGGTTTGCCACCACCACCTCCTCCAGTTGCTGGCCCATTTAGTGATACAGAAGACGATGATGATGATGTTATCCCACCTTTATATGATCAACCAAGAAACCCAGTAGCTATTGATGTGGAGTCTCTTTCAGCTGCTTTTAGTAAGTTGAAAGGAAAGGGTGAACTTAGAGGGCATGGTCTAAAAGCAGTCAGTTCTTCAGTGTTAGCCAGAATAAGGAGTGTGGTGCGTCAAATGGGGTTGCGGCCTTATTAGATACTTACAAGCTGTCGGTAATCCATTTTAGATGCAGACTCCTGCTAGAGTGTTTGCTCCTACTGAGGGACGGAACAGTATTGTTTACGGAAATCTTCCGCCTGTGCAAGATACAACAAAAATTTTTTTTATTGACAATAAAGCTGCAGATATAGACGCTTATAATCAGCAAAAAGATCATTCAAATTATTTCACTAATATAATTCAAACTCAAAATTTGAATGCTGAGGACTCTAGTGTTCGTCAGATAATTATGGACGAGAGGTCACGCTGGGGCGGAGATTTGCATACTATCACTAAAACATGTGCTGTCAACTGTTGTGATTTTTTTCAATCTAACAGTTGTAAAGTTAAGTTAATGGTTGACAAAAATAAAGAACTGTATGAATGGTTTGACTTAGTCATACCTGAAGGTAATTATGTGCTTAATGAGGTCATTGACTTACTAAATGAATCAATTGTTCAAATTTATTTGGCTAATGGACGTCAAAACGGGGTATTAGAGTCTGATATAGGAGTTAAATTTGATAGTAGATACATGTTTTTAGGTAGAGATCCAGTTACTTCCTTAGTTACGCCTGGAGCTTATGTTTACAAAGGCTATCATGCAGATATTTTTTTGTTGCCAAATTGTGCAGTTGATTTTTCAAAAAGTAGATTAAGTAATATACTAGGGATTAGAAAACGTGATAGTTATACAGATGGCTTTATTTTGACTTATGAAGATTTACAGTCTGGCAATATTCCAGCCTTATTGGATATAAAGAAATTTCAACAAAATGGAGAAATAAGTCCTGTACTTCAAGATTCTTCTAATCGATCTTATCATGTTACAGGAGAACCAGGCAATTATGAAACCTTATATAGGTCATTTTTGTGTGCTTATCTTAATAATCAGTCCACAGCTTTTAAAAACTATTTGCTGGTTAACAGTGATATTAGCGCAGGCATAGGACAGCTGTATTGGAGTTTGCCTGACATATTTAAGCCACCAGTAACCTTCAAAATGGAACAAAAAGTAGAGATGTCTCCAGTGGTTGGGACTCAATTGTTCCCACTTATTGGAAAATCTGTATATTCTGGAGCTTCTGTATATAATCAAATGATTGAATCAGCTACAAATTCTGTGCATGTTTTCAATCGATTTCCAGATAATCAAATTTTGATGCAAGCTCCATGTATGAATACGCATCTTGTTTCGGAAAATGTTCCTTTAAGTACTAATCAAGGTACACTTCCCATTCATACAGTAATTCCCGGCGTACAAAGAGTAATTTTGACCGATGATCAAAGAAGACCGTGTCCCTACGTAGTCAAGTCTATTGCTACTGTCCAGCCTAAAGTCATTTCTCCTGCTACTTTGCAATGACAGCTGTGTTGCTATCTCCAGCAGATAACAGGGGATGGGGGGCACGAGCAATGCGCGGAAGTGGAGTGTATTTGGTAGGTGGAGCATCAGCTCCATCAGATGTTTACACAGAACATGTGAGAGGATACTGGAGAAGAAAAAGAAGCAAAAAAGCAGTGGCAACAACTACAGTTACCCCAGTAGTCGGTGCTGTTGGTCCACTGTGGACAGGCAGTCGAAAAAAAATACCAAAAACTCCAGTAGGGGTGGTTGGTCCTTTATGGCAGGGAACTAGGAAAAGAGGAACTAGAGTGCTAGGTCCACTTGGGCCATCTTGGCAGCCTTGGGGCAGAAAGATTAAAAAAGCTCGAGCTCCAGTTATACCTATGGACATAACGCCAGTAGTTGATGCAGCGGGACCAGTTGTTGTCTCCGTTCCCCCCAGAAAAAGACGCAGAGTCGCTTAGACTTTTTCTTTTTTTATAGGACTCAACCAGGATGTTTGAAAATTTAGCACCAAGAAAGGGAATAACACAGATTCGTCCAAAAATATCCTACAACAAAGAACTGAGAGGAGGATTTTTACCTCTTTTAGTTCCAATAATAGCTGCAGCAATATCTGCAGCTCCAGGAATAGCAGGAGCTGTTTTAGCTGCAAAAAATCACAATTGATCGTCTTTTTTTTCAGAATGTATTCTATGTTAGCACCGCACATGGGACAAACTACTTTTTCTGGATATGACATAGGAACATCAGAGCTACGTGGTGGAAAAATAAATTGGGGCGCTTTAGGTTCTTCCATTTCAAATGCTTTTAAGACGACTGGACGTTTTATTGGTTCTGCAGCTAATAAATTTGCAAAAAGTAAAGCTTTTGCTGATATTAAACAAGGCCTGAATGACAGCGGAATAGCTAGAAATGTTGCTGCATTAGCAGGGGAGACATTAAATAATTTAGTTGACATAGGAAGAACGAGATTACAACAAGATTTAGATGATTTAAGAGAAAAAGCATTAAAGAAAGAAGCTCTTTCACCAGATAAAATGATAGAATTACTTATGCGGTACCAAGATTCTGTGTCTCCGGCTCCTCTTCCTGCTTTGCCCTCTCCGTCTCCACAGATTGTAGAATTAGAGTCAGAGCCTCCGCTCCCTGCTGTTTCTGTTCCTGCTTTGCCTTCAACTTCAAAAAGACCATTAGAAGTGGAGGAAATGCAAGTTCAATCATTTGTACCAAGCAGAAAAAGATTCAGAGGGACAGGAGTTAACTCAGCTTGGAGGCAGAAATTAAATGAAATTGTGGGTTCTGGTGTTAATTACAGTACCTTATCCCGCTGTTATTAATTTTTAGATGGATATATACAATGGGACACCAAAACTCGATATCTTTCATATAGCGGGACGTGATGCATCAGAATATCTTTCTGAAAATTTGATTGACTTTATGAGCAGCACCGAATCTTACTTCTCCATAAATAAAAAATTTAGGGAAACCATAGTAGCACCGACAAAGGGAGTCACCTCTGAACAATCTCAAAGACTGCAAGTTCGAATTATCCCTGTTCAAACGCAAGATGCAGAGCAAACTTACACAGCTAGATTCACAATTGCGGTCGGCGAGGGGAGAGTTTTGGACATGGGGAGCACTTACTTTGATATTAGGGGAATAGTTGATAGGGGTCCGTCATTTAAACCTTACAGTGGGACAGCTTATAACAGTTTAGCTCCAAAATCAGCAGTTTTTAACAATGTAAAGACTGTTAGCATCGGTGGAACTAACACCAGTGTGCTTACGGCACAAGCTCCTCACCTCTACAGTATTAATACAGGAGATAATGGTTGTACAGCGGCAACAACTACAGCAGCTACTTTCAGTGGTACAGTTCCAAATCCAGGAGGTGGTGATATTGAACAAACTTTTTCATCAAATGAAGGAGGAGCTGGAAGAGTAGTCAATGCACAGCAAGATACTGGAGTTTATGGTGCATATGCACAGCCTGTGAATGAAGCGGGAAATCAAAATACTGCTGCTGTTACGTCAAAGTTTACTAATGCTGGAAAAGGCGGCAATGTCACCTGTACTTCAGCTTTTGCTGTAGAAACCGTTGGTTTGACATATCCAGACACTAGGGTTGTTGCATATGATGATGACACCGGTGATGTGACCAGGTTGGGAAACAGAATCAATTATATAGGATTTAGGGACAACTTTGTGGGTTTAATGTACTATGATAATGGTGCCCATAGCGGTACGTTAGCTACAGAAACTGGGGATATAAATATCGTGGAACCACTGCAGGACAGAAATACTGAGATATCTTATCAGTATATGTTAGCTGATTTAATGAGCCGCCATCATTATTTTGCTATGTGGAATCAGGCTGTTGATGATTATGAATTAGGTGTACGAGTGCTGTCGAACCATGGTTATGAGGAAGCGATGCCTGCCTTGAGTTTTAACACTACAGGCATGGGTAACTATGGTGGGGCAGCCCTTCTTTCAGGTCAGCAGGTAACAATTAATAGTAATGCAGCAACAGCCGTGGCCAATTCCAAAGCACTAATCGGATTTGGAGCTGTACCAAGTATGGAAATGAATCTAGGAGCTCAATTGGCACGCAGCTGGCTTTTTGCTAATGTAGCTGAGTACATGCCAGATGATTTAAAAGTCTCAGTTAATGTTCCGCAACGTTATCCTCAGCCAGGAACTAACACTAGTTCATACAATTACAAGAACCTGCGGCTCCCAAATGTAAACTTGATAGACCTGTTTACTCAGATAGGTGGCAGATATAGTCTCAGTTTTATGGATAATGTCAACCCTTTTAATCATCATAAAAACAGGGGTTTAAAATACCGGTCTGAACTGCTGGGCAATGGTAGAATTGCAAAATTTCACATTCAAGTGCCCCAGAAGTTCTTTGCTATTAAGAAACTTCTCTTATTGCCAGGGACCTACACGTATGAGTGGTGGTTTAGAAAGGACCCAAACATGGTGTTACAGAGTTCTCTAGGTAATGATTTAAGACTAGATGGTGCAACAATTCAGTACACATCAATTAATCTGTTTGCTAGTTTTTTCCCCATGGATCATGCAACTTGCAATGATCTCATTTTAATGCTAAGAAATGAGACAAATGATCAGTCCTTTATGGACTACATGGGAGGTAAAAACAATTTGTATGTTGTGCCTCCCAACACAGAGAACTTGCAAATTGAAATACCTAGCCGTACTTGGGAAGCTTTCAGAGGGTGGAGTTTTAACCGACTGAAAACAGCTGAAACACCCTCAGTGTGGTCTACATACGATGTCAATTTCAAGTATTCTGGCAGCATCCCGTATCTGGATGGAAGTTTTTATTTGAGTCACACTTTTAAAAATATAGCTATCAATTTTGATTCTGCTGTGCCATGGCCTGGTAATGACCGTATGTTAGTTCCAAATTATTTTGAGATTAAAAGAACAGGCCCGGATTCTGAAGGCTATTGTGTGGCTCAAAGTAATATGACAAAAGATTGGTTCCTGGTCCAAATGTCAGGAAATTACAATCAGGGATACCATGGTTACTCCTTTCCTGTGGACAAGACTTATCGTCAGTATGATTTTATATCAAATTTTGACCCAATGTCTATTCAAATGCCAGATTACACTCAGCAGAATATATACGACTTATTAACTGCAGCTACCTCAGCAACTGGAAGAGACATTATCAGAAACAATACAGGATTCACAGCTAACAGGTTAAATCCTTCAGTATCTGACCATACCGGTCATCCTTATCCCTGTAACTGGCCATATCCTTTAATAGGTAGCCAAGCTGTTGCCAGTGTTACTCACAGAAAATTTTTGTGCGATAAATATCTTTGGAACATTCCATTCAGTTCTAACTTTATGAACATGGGAGAACTCACTGATTTGGGCCAGAGCTTGTTATACACAAATTCATCTCACAGTATTCAAATTAGCATTGAGCTGGAGCCTATGAACGAAACTACTTATGTTTACATGATTTTTGGAGTGTTTGATGCAGTTAGAGTAAATCAACCTAATAAGAACTCTGTTTCTGCAGCTTACTTCAGAACCCCTTTTGCTACTGGAACTGCTTCTGCTTAATGGGAACTTCAGGAGCTGACTTAGAAAATATTGTTTTATCTCTTGGGCTGCATTCAGGTTTTTTAGGCATTTTTGATAAACATTTCCCCGGGTTCTTAAACGTTAACAAACCTAGTTTTGCCATTGTTAACACAGGGGACATTATACAAGGCGGTTTACATTGGATAGCTTTTGCATTTGACAATGTCACTAGTACTTTCTTTATGTTTGACCCATTCGGATGGTCAGATATGGAACTATATCGAAAATATGAGTTCCAATATCATCGAATTTTAAAATCAACTGCTCTCACAAAACCATCCCGCTGCATCAAGCTGGTTAAAAGTAAAGAAGCTGTGCAGTGCACCTGTTCTGCTGCTTGTGGTTTGTTTTGCTGCTTATTTTTAGCTTCATTTTATCATTACCCTACTTTTCCAATGAGGGGGAATCCGATTATAGACTTAGTTGATGGGATACCACCTACCAAATTACACTCCTCATACGGTATTTATCTTACACATTGTAATCAGAAAAAATTAATTGCTTGGTTGTTATCTAATTCAGCTTATTTTAGAAAAAATGCTATGTTAATGATTCACAACACGAGATTGTACTATTTGTATACGCATCTTTAATAAAAGTTTTGAATAAACAATTGAGTACTTGTTTCATTCAGCAGAAGACGTCCTCGTCTTCTTCGACTTCTTGTGCACAGACAACAGCACTCTTGTAACAATGTCTCTTCGGATCAAATTTGAACACTGGAAATGCTAGTTTGGCTGGAGCAAGTTTTCCTTCAAGTTGATCATTAAGCTTGGCCCAGATTTCTTTGCTCATTTTTATGGCCAGTCTCAAGTCAATCATGGAGAGCTTAAAGTCACAATTTTTTGCTATAGTCACTTTAGCTCTGAAATTAACTGGATTGCAGCACAAGAAAACAATTGTAGCTTGATGCTGCCCTGTGGCTTTCATCATTCCGCATTCATCCATTTGATCCTGAGTTAGATCATTAGATCCAGGAATTTCAAATGGAGTTAGTTTGCTAATTTGTCTGCCGACCTGCACATTGTCATGTCCAAAATTGCAGAGACAGCGAGTGACAATAATCATTTTCTCCCTGATGGAAGCTCTGTTAGCTTTTGGGTACATGGCCTGGGTCCAGTCAGCATAATGCAGAAAGGCTGATTTAGCTTTTTCGCCATTAGCAAAGTTTAGGCCACAGGAAGTACTGGCATGAATGGCAGGAAACCCATTATAATCTATATCCTTTGGGCAGACGTAATTTTTGTTGTTAACAATTTTTACTACGTCTTTATTGCCCTTGCCCTTTTCAAGCTTACCTTCTCCACTAGCTAAAGCTTTTACAGCTTCTACTGTGGTAGGCACTAGTTCATAACTAATGGTTTTTTTCATCATTTTTTCCCCATGAAAGCATCTGAGTTCAAGGTTCTCTCCTTCCTCCCAATTGTGGACCCAGATTTCGGACCCCAAGATATTAAACTTGGGTTCAAAACCTGCTGTTGCATGCACGTAGCTGGCTAATAGTCTACCCAAATAATGGGTAAACGATTTCAATGTCGAATTAGTTAGAAAAAAATCTGTTCTAAATTTCTTAATATAGTTTTCTGAAATTCTGGCCCAGAACTCTGATGTAGGTAACAAATTAACATCTGTCGGGCAGCCAATCATTCCAGCAAGCGCAGAAGCATAATTCTTCGCAGCTTCTTCACATAATATGAAGTTATCTTCCAGTTGTTTTTTAGCTTGAGGTTCCTCCTCGTGGTCTAAATGTAAATATATGTGTTAGTCAATTTGAAAAGTAGTTTGAATTTTCGCGCTCTTTAATATGATTGGACTTAACTTACCCACAGCTGGGCGTTTCTCGCTCATGCTCTATAAAAGAGACATAAGTTTGCATTAGACCATGCAGAGAAATCATGGCTGAAGAACAACCGGGAGACGGTGAGTCTAGCTTTAGTATTCATTTAAATCGCACCGTGTCATTATTAGCTAGAGCCATCACTGAATCAGACAGTGATTTGAAAAATGACAATAAACTTATTGAAAATCTCTCATCTGCTTTTGAAAATTATATTTGGAATCCAAAGACCCAAAATGAAACGGAAAGAGCAGCTAGAATGAATTTTTTTCCTCCATTTGCAGTACCCGAATGTTTAGCTATGTATCATAGCTTTTTTTCGGGTTGCTCTATTCCGTACAGCTGCATGGCTAATCGCAGCGGTACTAAAGTAGCTGGAGATTTTTGGCAGATAAAAAGATTTGAAAACTTACCTCAGTTTGACCGGGAGATGTTTGTTGTTTCAGACACCCTTGGCTCCGAGGTTGAACCAGAAACACTGCAGGAAAGTAATATCAGGTTAGTGCCGTTAATCAAAGATACAAAACGTCTTAGAGAGCTCAAATTAAACTGCGGACACGTGTGCCAATTTTTTTATCCAGCTTTGAATTTGCCTCCAAAGTTAAACAACATTTTGATAAATGAATTGCACAGACCTATTCTCAGCGAGATAGATCCCACAGAGGACTTTGTGTTCCCAACAGAAACCCTGAAGGCCTGGTATATGAGTGACAATGGGTGTCACGAGGCAGAAGCAGAGCAGAGAGTTCAAACTTTAAGAACCAATCTGCTTCTTGCCATTCAACACGTGTTAGTTTTAAAACTAATGAATAAAGTGTTGAGACATGCTCCAGTTATCAAAAAAATCCAGGAAGCTCTGCACTATTTGTTTCATCACGGCTGCGTAGCAATAGTGAAGGAGATCACTCAAACTAATTTAAGTGATTTTGTTACATATCACAATAATACTTTTAAACTCAGAAATAACAATCCTGTGATACACCACAGCCTCGAATATGCTCCAGCAGAAGAGTACATATTTGATACAGTATTCTGCTTTTTGATCTACAATTGGCAAACCTTGATGTCTGTTTGGCAACAAAATTTAACAGAAGCAGCAGTACAAAATTTTACCACTCTTCTAAATTTAAGAAAAAAAGAGGTAGTATTTTTGGATTCTGCAGACGCCATTGCAGAATGGCTTTGTCAACTCGTTACAGACGAAGGAGTTCTCCTGGAAGTCTTTCAAACAATGTATCCAGATTTTTTATCTCAGTCTCAGTTAATGAATTACAGGTCGTTTTTGCTTACCAGGAGCAATATTTTACCAGGAATCAATCCTGCTTACATAATGGACTTTGTGCCGTTAACATTTAAAGAGAGTCAACCCAGGTTATGGGCTCATGTTTACCTCCTGAGATTAACTTCATTTTTAGTTAAACATGGAGACTATCTAAGGGCTTTGTTCGTTAATGAAGATCCTGGTTGCTCTTTGGTTAGTCAATTGATTTGCAGCTGTAATTTGTGCGCTCCTCACAGAATGCCGTGTATCAACACAGCTTTGATGAATGAAGTTAATTCATTAGGAAATTTTAGTGTTGTTGACCAGAAAACAGGAGAGACTCTCACCCTCACAAAGGCAAAGTGGGCCAATAAATATTTAAACCACTTTGTAGAGTCAGAATTTTGGCCTTTTGAGACAGTCCTGTACATGGACTATCCTGAAAAGTTTGAGGCTGAAATGACAGCTGTAGTTTTACAGAAACCATTAGTAGTAAGTACCTTGCAAAACATTCAAAAGCAGCGAGAGAAGTTTCTGTTAAATTCTGGTAAAGGTAATTATTTAGATCCTGACACTGGTGAGATTTTAAATGAAACTAAATCTTTGCAGCGACACCGATTCGACGCAAAGCATCCTTCCAGATTGCCAAAGCCAAAAACCAGAGGAAGAAGTTCCAGTGAAAAGAAGACGTAAAGTGCCAGGTACATATAAAAAGTGGAAACATCATTTGGGTGAAATTCAAGAAGTTATGGCAATAGTTGGAGCTAGTACAAAAAGTGTAAAGAGACTTTTGGAAACCAAGGGAATAAATATTCCTGGGTCTACAATCAATTATTATGTGAAGAAATTTTCTTCAGAATTGACAGGAGGAGCAATCTATCGTCCAACTAAAAGAAAACTAATTCAGTTTTAACTTTTACAGGCACTACTACAGTTTTGAATTTAGCTGAAGTTGATGAAATTGCAAAATTAAAAGAAGACATTCTTCAAACTATCTGCAACATCTTAAAACTGAAAGAGAAGAACAACATTAAAGAGAGGCTGCACATTCAAAACCGAACTGAACTCACTATACTTACAAAGTTCTACAAAGAGTTGGATCCCAATGTCTTGTTCAGAATGCTGCTAGATGCTTATAAGCTCGAGAAGCAGTACAAGAGTAAACTGCAGTCTCGTGCTGCATCGCAGTCTACTATTTAACCACTTGGGGGCCAAAAAGAGGCGCGAATTTAAATTTCCCGCTATGGAAGCTGAACCCAGTGAGTACATTTGGCAGTACAACCCTGTGACAGGAAGAGTGGTGGGCGCCAGTCAGAACTTTGGAGCTCGTATAAATACTCTTCATGCATCCCCTCAGCTTTGGGCACGTATGCAACAAGTGCAAAGGAGAAGAAATGAGACTGTCACTCTTTCAGCTCTCCAAGGATCAGGTCTAGTGCCTGCTACACCATCTGCTTTTCAGACAACAGATAGCAGTAACTGTTTTCTGGGAGGAAGCGATAATTGGAAGGAATTGCTAGAACCTGTGCCGGAGAGTGAAGAAAACCCTAACCAAGCTTTACAAGATCTACTCTTGGCTGCTGAATCTGAAAAAGATCAGAGAAATAGAAATTTAACTCAGTCTCAGTTCGTATCTGACTTTCCTCCAGTCGTCTACGAGAGACCGTTTACAGGATCTGACTTTCCTTTGGAGTTCAGCCCCCTTTACAGCCCGGATGGCAACCAGTTCACCAATACCGGCTGGATTAGTCAGAGTTTTCCGCCGAATCAGTCCTTTCCTGAGATCATCAACCACCCCACTCAGCACTCCTCAACAACAATCTAAACGCTGGGAAAGCCACAAAAAAGACTGCAGAGCTGTAAATTGTATTACAAAATCTGTATCTCTAAAAAATGTTGTATTTGAAGCTGACGGGCCTGTAGAAAATGATGATAGTATTGTATTTTTACATAGATTCGTTTACAAGGGACCAAAATCAGGTCACGTTTTTCCTCTCTTAGAAACTAATGTGTTTTTCTCTTTTGCTAAAAATAATGATGTTATTATTGCTGTTTCCTGTAGTTGTTTAACTCCATTTTCAGACAGCTGTTTTGCTTTGAATATGCCTTTGTTTTGTAAAGCTGTAATGCTGTACAATGATGGTACTTACCAGTTGGAGGCAGCAGGAGACTCACAGGACACTTCTTCTAGTCTGGAGGAGCAGGAAGAGGAAGAAGATGAAAATGAAAATGTTGAACAGCATCAAACAGCATTACAAACTCTGCAGCTTGCCAAAGACTCTTATAACAGACCTTTTTGTCAGTTCTGTTTTAAACCAGAAATAATGTGTTCCTGTGTTTTACTACCTATGTCTAAACATGAGATCAAAAAAATCTGTGGTTTTATACCACGTTGTCGCTATTGTAAGGAAGAAAAAATGATGTGTACTTGTGGCTTAAATTTATTTTACTTAATTAAATTTTATCGCAGTTTAATAAATCATGGTCGAATCTCAAAAAACTTATGGGATTTTAAAAAAATAGCTTATTTAAAACGCTGTAATGCTTCTGTTTGCTATAATTGCTCTATGCTTTTATCTTTTTGTGTCTGTCCTTCAGATAAACAGGTTACTTACCCATCGACTTGGTCGTGAATGTTGGGATAAAGAGTAGCTAAGATTGAATCTGAATTTTCAATAAAAAATTTAATTAACCAATAAAGACAGACTTGACAACATAACTGAGTTATGCTTGGTCTTCGATTTGTTTGAGTTTCTACATTAATCCCATCAATTTCGTCTCCCCCATTCATTTCTTCCATTTCATTATTGTTTCTCTTTCTACATGTGTTCCCCATAGTGTTGAAATATGGCGCAGAGCAGTAAGCGACTGAGACGCGACGCAGAAGCAGCGAAGTCTGATTTAAATTTAGTATATCCTTTTTTTGCACCGAAAATAAACATTACTCCTCCTTTTATTAACGTGGGGGAGGGACTAGATGTTAGTGGACTGACATTGAGGTTGAAAATTGGCGCGGGTTTGACTTTTAATTCAGATGGAGAACTAACAGTTATAGGAGGTGATGAATTAAAAGTTTCTGCTCCTTTAATGTACCAGGGTGGCGTTCTAGCTTTAAATAAGGGTTCTAACTTATTTGTTCAAAATGGGGACTTGTTTGGTCCCATACCATCAGGACCATTATACATTGATAACCAAAAAATGTCAGTAAAAATTGGAGACGGACTGAAGCTAGATGGAGATCAATTAGCTTTATATATTGATCCGGTTTTTTCATCGAGAAACGGAGTTTGTGATTTAAACACAACTCCTCCTCTAACTAAAAGTGATAATAAATTATCAGTTAGCATTGGTAATGGTTTGAAGCTCGATGGGGGTGCATTAGCATCGGCTTGGAAATTTAAGTATCCTTTGAAATCAGTAAATTCAAATGTAACTCTTAGCTTAGGTTCTGAATTTCAAACATTAAACAATGAACTGCGATGCAAACTTTTAAGTCCTTTAAGTTCCACTTCACAAGGCATTGCTTTAGATTTGGGAGCTGGTTTGCAGTTAAAAAATAACCGACTCACACTTGCTGTATCACCCCCCTTTTCATCAACAGGCGGGCTATCTTTGCTCCTTGACCCGTCTTTGCGGTTAATTTCTGGCGCGCTAGGACTTAAGCCAAGTTCAGCTAGCTGTATTGTGTCCTCGCCTGCAGGGGTGGAATTGAAAACAGGAAAAGGACTGGGTGTAACTGGTGGAAGTTTGGAATTGAAACTAGCTGCTTCCACCTTTTCATTAACATCAGCTACAGGACAGACTATAACCATAAAGCTTTTACAGATGGATAGTTATATATGTATAAGCTTTCTAGGTTCAGTTGTTTTACAAGCAGCTGATTTTAATGTAAATGACCTTACTCTTTTAAAATTTACAGTTAACTTTACAGAAAATATAGATCTGACCTTTTCTGGTTCAGCTATTTCATTAATTGAGTTTGGAACAAAAGTTCTAAAGACGAGGGAAATGGTTAATGTTACTTTTTCATCTGAAGGAGGTGTCACACAGCTCTCAATAGACCGCACCACGCCTACCAGTGGCTCATTCGATTCTGTTCAGTTTATTTCCACTCCGTTTTTTGCATATCTGCAATAAAGAAAAAACAAGAAGTTACTCTTTACCCGCCCATAGATGTTATAAATTTGAGGCAAACATTACCATCGACACTTCACAATGCTGAACTGGTGGAGCAAAGTGTCACTCTGGCTGTGCTTTGAAGATGTTAACCAACAGACATTATTAAAATCAATTTTAACTACAAATGGACCGAAACTCGTCAATATTGTTGCTTCACAAGACCAACAAAAGGTGGTGAACAACGTTTTGACTCGTCTATTGCCTGGATTACTAACTCAAGAATTAAGAACTTTAAAAGTCACCACACTTGCAGATGGGTCTGTGAAGTTTCATATGTTGTTCCCTTTAACTTCAACAAAATATATAGAAGCTGGGAACAAAAATGAACAATTAAAAAGTTGGCTGAAATTTTTTCTGTTTCAAGCTTTTCAAGTTAGTATCAGCCCTTATTTGCTGACATCAACACTGATTGGAATGCAACCAGGTGAAGTTCCAGATATGCCAACTGAAAATGCTGAGTTTCAACTCCTAGAAGTGCAGACTACTGAGGACTTATACAGAGAGCCATACCCTGATAAACCTGAAGACTATTCAGTTCCTGAGGTTTCAGTTATGATGGATGAAGGAATCCCAGGAGAGGAAATACTTAATTTGTTTTGAAGAGATGACAAACTGAGACTTCATTAACTTTTTTACTTTATTTGATGTATTCAATAAACATTTAAAAAGATTTTGGTGTCATGTATTTATTTAAGCAAAGACAGTTTTTTGTATCTCAGCATCAGTAGAATCCCAAGAAACTAATTCAAAAAAATCCAAACCATTAGCACTGCACTGCCAAACAAAACAAGCCAATACTGGCGGCCAAGATCTAGAATCAGTAAATAGTATTTTAGTAATACCATCTTCTGATTCTATTTGATACTGCAATTCGGTGTCATTTCTGAACTTATGGTAGATAAATTCTTTAAATAATTTAGCAAACCAATCAGGGAAGTAAATTATCATTTGATCTACACCACTGTGGAAGAAAGCCCAAGAAAAATTATATTCAGACAATTTCATTTTACCCGAGTTTTCTATGAATACATAGTCCTCATCATCTCCAGGTTTCTGATAAACAGAAATGAACTGGTGCTCGCTCATACATGGCGGGATGTCATATTTTCTTCCAGAATAAAAAGGTTGAGAAGATGACACAGCATTCTCTTGAACAGGGCTAGTAGGCTCTAAGTCAAATAGTTCATGTAGGGAGGGTGGGTCCTCTTCATTCTCATCCACGTATCTCACTCTGTACCAAGACATGCTGTAAACACAAGATAATTTGAAATAATCACTAAATTTTGGAGGGAAAGCCAAAAAGGAACACTGCAGTTAACGAATTAATCACCTAGCAAGGAAATATGAGAAAAACAACAGCTGCACTAACCACAAACGTTAAAAAGGAACATATCTATATTTTAAGTTTCGATTCTATATTTTTAAAAGAGCGCGAAACAACCACATAGCAAATTCTCAGAAACGAGAAACCACAACATTTCAACAGGAAGTACCTTATCGCTGCGCAGGAAATCAGTGGGGGATGGGAAGCGTTCGCGCTCTGCAAAAGAGAAAAGCGACCGTAAGACATTTGCGCGCTGAAAATTTTAAGCGGTAATGAAAAAAAAGAAGAGGGAAATGCACAACAATCCATTAAAAATTTTTTAAAAATGTGTTCTTACCGCTGTATGACTTTTTCAAACAGCGCTCTGTGTCCTTGTCCGCGTGTACCGAAGGACTGGTGAGAATGGCGTCTTTCCGTGGCGTCTTTTCCGTGTTGTGGTATGCGTTCCTGATTCGTTCATGTGATTTTGTTGTTGAACCATTTTATTGGTCCACGACCGTGCGGTACAAATATCTGCAAAAAAGAAAAAACAAGAAGTTACTCTTTACCCGCCCATAGATGTTATAAATTTGAGGCAAACATTACCATCGACACTTCACAATGCTGAACTGGTGGAGCAAAGTGTCACTCTGGCTGTGCTTTGAAGATGTTAACCAACAGACATTATTAAAATCAATTTTAACTACAAATGGACCGAAACTCGTCAATATTGTTGCTTCACAAGACCAACAAAAGGTGGTGAACAACGTTTTGACTCGTCTATTGCCTGGATTACTAACTCAAGAATTAAGAACTTTAAAAGTCACCACACTTGCAGATGGGTCTGTGAAGTTTCATATGTTGTTCCCTTTAACTTCAACAAAATATATAGAAGCTGGGAACAAAAATGAACAATTAAAAAGTTGGCTGAAATTTTTTCTGTTTCAAGCTTTTCAAGTTAGTATCAGCCCTTATTTGCTGACATCAACACTGATTGGAATGCAACCAGGTGAAGTTCCAGATATGCCAACTGAAAATGCTGAGTTTCAACTCCTAGAAGTGCAGACTACTGAGGACTTATACAGAGAGCCATACCCTGATAAACCTGAAGACTATTCAGTTCCTGAGGTTTCAGTTATGATGGATGAAGTCATGGTCCACGACCGTGCGGTACAAATATTGATTG